TCCTTGCGGATGACCCATCCGGCGAGATGTGGGGTAAGATGGCGAAAGCGTACGCCGGGCAGTCGATTGGCCCACGCCCTCACGGGTGGAAGCGAGAGCTGGCCAGTTAACCGAATGACAGAGCAAGATCGGATCGCAAGATCGACGATCTTATGGCTGCCCGGCCCAGCCATAATTTTTTTCACGAACCCGCACAGATCGATGATCACATTTCTCGTTGACCGGGTGTGACAACATGACCGAAGTCGAGCCCGGCGTCGTCTTGAATGCCACCCTCGCCGACCTGCGTGTCCGCAATGTCGACCCCACCGTCAACGGAATGGCCGCGTTGGCCGCCAGACTGGCGTACGCAATCGACGAAGAGGCGGACGGTAAGGCATTGGCCGCGTTGGCGCGCGTGCAGCTCGCGGCGATGGTCGAGGTGGCGAGGACGGCGCCGGCCGCGCCTGCGAAGGACGACGTGGATGACCTACGCGCTCGCCGGGCCACACGCCGCCGCGGCGCCTGAGTTCTTCGGTGCCCAGCGCCCGCGGATCGCCTCGGTGCCGGCCTATGTGGCGTCGTCCGGGCCGGAGGCGGTCGAACTCGCCGCCCGCGTCGGCCAGCCGCTGGACGATTGGCAGGGTTATCTGCTGACCGAGGGTCTCGGCGAACGCGGCGACGGTAAGTGGTCGGCGACCGAAGTCTGCGTCGTCGTGAGCCGGCAGAACGGCAAGGGCGCCGTCGTCGAGACCCGTATCGTGGCGGGCCTCTCCCTGTTCGACGAGCGGCTCATCATCTATTCGGCGCATCAGTTCCGGACGACGCAGGAGATGTTCGGCCGGACATTGAACCTGGTTCAGCAGTCTTCGGACCTGGATTCGCGCGTGATGCGGGTCGTGAGGTCGACCAACGAGATGGGCATCGAGTTCCGCGGCGGCCAGCGGACTCGTTTTCTCGCCCGTTCGGCCGGCGCGGGCCGCGGTTTCTCCGCGGATTGCGTCATCCTCGACGAGGCGTACAACCTCGACGGCCGGCACATGGACGCGATCGTGCCGACCCTGTTGGCACGGCCGAACCCTCAGATCTGGTACCTGTCGTCGGCGGGGATGCCAATTTCAGTCCAGTTGGGCCGGCTGCGGCGGCGCGGGTTGCAGCGGGATCCGAAGCTGGCGTATTTCGAGTGGTCGGCGCGCGCGAAGTCGTTGGGCGACGACATGGATGATGATTACAGCGATCCGGCGGTGTGGGCGAAGGCGAATCCGGGGCTGGGTACGCGGTTGTCGTTGGAGACGTTGGGGCTGGCGTATCGGACGGCGCCGGAGGGTTTCCCGAGGGAGTGTCTCGGGGTGGGCGAATATCCGGCGGACGACGAAGATTGGACGGTCGTCTCCCGCGAGGACTGGGACGCCCTCGTCGACTTGGACGCGCCCCGGCCCTCGCCCGCGGCGTTCGCGGTCGACGTGACGCCGGACCGGACGCACGGCACGATCGGCGCGGCGGGCCGGGGCGGGGACGGTCTGATGCACGTGGAGGTCGTCGACCACCGGCCGGGTACGGCGTGGATGGTGGACCGGGCGGTGGAGCTGGTCGGGCGGTGGCGTCCGGTGGCGGTCGCGCTCGATCCGGCGGGTGAGGCGGGTTCGCTGATCGCGCCGTTGGAGTCGGCGGGTGTCGAGGTGACGACGATGACGGCGCGGGACACGGCGCAGGCGCACGGCCAGTTCATGGAACTGATGTTGGACTCGAAGACGTTGCGGCACCGCGACGACCACGATCTGAACGACGCGGTGGCGGGTGCGGCGCAGCGTGACCTGAGTGGGGCGAAGGCGTGGACGCGCCGCTCGGTGTCGGTGGTCCTCTCGCCGCTGGTGGTGGTGACCGCCGCTGCGTGGGCGTACACCAAGCACGCCCCGGCGTCGGCCGACCCGGGGGTGTGGGTTCTCTGAGCGGGGCGGCGACCGGGAGCAGTAGCTAGGCCCTCTGCCCCGTGGTGGCGGTACCCGCTCCCTGCTCGACGGCCACGGCTCGAACGGTTCTACCGGCCGCCGTCCCGTACCCAAGACTAGAGGGGTGCCGCCGTGCGCCTGCCCGCCGCGCTCCTGGTCCTCGCCGGCATCGGTGTCGTCTTCGGCGCGTCGCTGATCGCACCGTGGGCGGTCGGGCTCGCAGTCATCGCGGATTCGGTGGCGCTCGGCGCCTTCGCCTTGCTGTGGGACAGGCAGGAGCCGGAGCGGCGCGACCTGTCGCCGGTGGCCGAGATCCTGGAACGAGGGCGGAATGCGTCGTGATCGGAGACGGCGGGCCGAGCCGGAACTTACGACTCTGCCCACATCGGCGCCGGACGATTGGCCGTCGGATGAGCCATGGCCGCCGTCGGCATCGCTCGGACTGCCGCCCGCCGACTGGACGGGACCCGCTGCACCGACGTCATGTTGCCGATGTCGGTGCCAATGCTCTTGCCATGCACGGGAGTAAGCGGAACGCGTCGTGAGCGAGGCCGGAGGAGCTACCCGAGCCGCCAGCAGTCGCGTCGTGAACCGGCCCGTCGCCCGCCGAGGCGGGTAAGGCGAAGGCGGGCGGCGGGCCGGCGCGGCCAGGCTCGCGTAGCCCGGCCACTTCCCCGTCGCCGGTCCATCCCGCCCCACGCATCCACCGGCACGAGGCGGGCCTGTGTGGGTCGGTGGAACCGCCCGTCCGGACGGGACCCTTTACCGCGACGAAGCTCGGACATCGTAACGGGAGAGGAGCGCGGGCGCGTGAGGCTCCTCGACCGGTTCGTCTCCCGGCAGGGCTACTGGGAGGGCATGGCCTCCGGCGCCGCCGTCCTCACCACGACGTACGGCACCCCGGACCGCGAGGCGATCCTCCCCCAGTTCACCGCCGCGACACACGACGCCTACCGCGAAAACGGGATCGTCTTCGCCGCGATCGCCGCGCGCGCGATGCTCCTGTCCGAGGCGACGTTCACATTCCAGTCGACGGTCGACAAGCGCCTGTTCGGGACGCCCGAGCTGGCAATCCTCGAACGCCCGTGGCCGAACGGCACCACCGGCGAACTGCTGGTCAGAATGGAACAGGACGCGTCCCTGGCGGGCAACGCCTACATCTGGAACGCCGGTGAGCAGCTCGTCCGCCTGCGCCCCGACTGGGTGACGATCGTCACCGAAGAGGTCACCGACGACTTGGGGATGCGGTCGTACCGCAGGCCGGTCGGCTACTGGTACGAACCGCCGGCGGTCTCGCAACCCATGTGGGGTCCGCCGCAGATGTACGATGTAAGTGAAATGGCGCATTGGTGTGCAGACGAAGAGACCGAGATCCTGACGGCCGGCGGGTGGAAAGACTTCAATGGCCTCGACGCAGGCGACGAGGTTCTGACGCTCAATCGCGAGACGGGGCTCTCCGAGTGGCAGCCGGTTCTCGAGGTCCTCGTATTTCCCGCCCAACGCCGCGAGATGATTTCGATGGAGGGTAAGGAGTTCAGCTCCCTCACCACTCCTAATCATCGGTGGCCGGTGGAGTACCGAAGCTGCCGATCTAAGACGTATAAACGACGCTGGGTCACATCCGACACACTCAGGACCAACGACCGGATCCCGGTCGCCGCATACTCGGCGGATCTTCCGCGAGAGCAGAAGTGGACAGACGCCCTGGTAGAGGTCGTGGCGTGGTTTTGGACCGAAGGTCGATTCTCTAGCAGCAGCAAGCCGGGGAGTAAAGGCCGTGGGATATCAATCGCCCAATCCGTCAAGAACACAAACAACGGGGCGCGCATCCGGGCCGCGTTGACGGTTCTGTTCGGTCCACCCGTCGAGCGGATTCCGATACGTGGACCCCGGTCCGACGTCGAGCCATGCTGGGGAGAATACCGCGACGGCGACATCGCCATCTTCCGGTTGTCCGCGAATGCCGGCGATATCATCACCGCGCACGCACCGCACAAGATCGTAACCACGACCTTTCTGCGCTCGCTGACGGCCGCCCAACTCGATCTCTTCATCAAAGTGTCGTTGCTCGCCGATAACAACGGCCCGAACAGGCTCGCCCAGAAGAGTCGGGCGATGGCGGAACAGTTCGCGCTGGCCTGTATCCTCGCCGGGTACGGCGTGTCCATCCGCGAGGGCTGCCTAAAGGACGGCGTGAACACATTCGGCGACGGTTACCGCATGTGGGACGTCCGGATACTGAGGAAGCGGTACACGTATCCGGTGGAACACGACCGGCCGGGTGCGGCGTTCAGGAATCGACGCGTCGCGTACGACGGTCACGTGTGGTGCCCCCGCACGCGCAACGAGACCTGGCTCGCCCGCCGCAAAGGCTCCGTTTATTTCACCGGAAACTCGCCCATTCCCGACCCCGACGCACAGTTTCGCGGCATGTCATGGCTGACGCCGGTGTTACGCGAAATCGGCGCGGACGACGCGATGACCGCGTACAAACGGAAATACCTGGAGAACAGCGCGACCCCGAATCTCCTCATCCGCTACGAGAGGCAGCTCAACCCGGAAACCGTCGACCGCATCCGGGACCGTGTGCAGGCCCGCTACGGCGGCGTGCAGAACGCCTTCAAAACCCTCGTCCTCGACCAGGGCGCGGACGCCACCGTCGTCGGCCACTCGTTCGAGCAGATGAACTTCAGCACCGTGCAGGCCGCGGGGGAGAACCGCATCCTCATCGCCAGCCGGGTGCCGGGGATAGTCGTGGGCGCCAAAGAGGGATTGTTGGCTGCGACCTACAGCAACTTCCTGCAGGCCATGCGGTCTTTCGCCGACTTGTGGGCGCGGCCGACGTGGCGGTCTGCGTGCGCCTGCCTGGAAAAGCTGGTCGCGAACGTGCCGAAGGCGTCCCGGCTGTGGTACGACACAGCGGACATCGCCGCGTTGCGGCAGGGCGAAAAAGAACGCGCCGACACCCTGCTCGTGAAAGCGCAGGCGATCGCCGAGCTGGTGAAAGCCGGTTTCGACGCGGCGTCGGCCGTGGCCGCGTTGGACTCCGGCGACCTGACTCAGCTCGCCGCGCCCGACGCGGCGGCGGGCCGGGGCGGCGCGGACGAGGCCCGGAACATCGTCGAGATGATACAGAAGGTTTATTTGGGGGTCGGGCCGGTCGTCTCGACCGAAGAAGCCAGGACGCTTCTCAACAGGGCGGGCGCCGGTCTCCCCGCGGCGAGAATCCCGACGCCCCCGATCATCGTCCCGTCCTCCTCGGGCAGCGGCAACCTGCCCGCGATGTCGGGCGCCGCCACACCGAACGGCGCGACACCGCCATCGGGTGGCGGCGCTCCGGTTCCCGCCGAGTCGTAGGGGAAGGGGAAGCCGTGGCCGCCGTTTCCGACGTGCCGTGGTCGCGGTTCTCGGCCGCGGACTACGACCTCCGGCAGTGGATGCGCGCCTGCCTGATCGACACCGGCGAGGGTGACCCGGACTCGAAGAGCCGCTACAAGCTGCCCGTCAAAGAGCCCGGCGGGGCCGTGAACCGCGGTGGTGTACACGCGGCGGCGGGTGTGCTCGCCGGCGCCCGCGGCGGCGTGCGGGCGTCGGAAGAGCAGAAACGCGCCGCGGCCCGGAAACTCCTGGCGATCTACCGCGACGACCTGGACGAGGAACCCCCGGAGAGCCTGATGACGATGGCCGGCATGTCGACGAGCGCGAACCGGGCGGAGCGAGACTCGGACGATGTCCAGGCCCGCGCCGGGTTGCCACAACCATTCGTACGGAACTTCCCGTTGGAGGACATCTCCATCCGGTCCGGTGCGGGCAACGGCCGCGTCGTCGAGGCGTATGCGGCAGTCTTCGACACACCCTGTGAGATCCAAGACGCGTGGGGCCATTACACCGAGGTCATCGACCGGGGTGCGTTCGACCGGGTCATCGACCAGTTGAGGCCGCAGGGCGGCCGGGAGAACTGGCGCATCGGCGTGTTCTACAACCACGGGCAGACACTGTCGGGAACCCCGTCCGACCGGCACTCGATGCCGATCGGCGTACCCGAGGAGATCCGGCCGGACAAACGCGGCTTGTTCACGGTGACGCGGTACCACCGCTCCGATCTCGCCGACGACGTCCTTGAGGCGATCCGCGAGGGCAGCATCTCCGGTTATTCGTTCTCCGGGGCGTTCCGCCGTTCGGAGGTGGCGGGCGCGTCCGGCCGGAACGCACGGCCACCCTACCGGCCCGACGCCGCCGGGAACCTGCAAGTTGTACGGCGGATGGAGTCGACGCTCCGGGAATACGGTCCGACCCCGATCCCCTACTACAAGGCGGCGGCCATCGTGGGCATGCGGGCCGAACAGATACTTTCGATGATCGACGATGACGAACGCGGGCGCCTTGTGGCGATGTTGCGCTCGGATAGCTCCTCTCCGGGCTCGCCGGATGCCGGCGCCTCGGAGCTTGACGAAGGCACCGCCTCCCATGAGGCGCCCGCCGCCGACGACCCGCCCGCCGAAGGCGAGCACTCGATCGAGCACCACCAGCACCGTCTCTTCGTGCTCCGCATGCAGGAGATGTGCAAGGAAAGGGGGATACCCCTGTGACACTGGAAGAGATCCTCGCCCGGCAGCGGGCCATCCGCGCGGATCTGAAGGCGATGGCCGACAACCCGGAGGTCACGGAGGAAGACGACGCCGACATCCGGGACACCCTGGTCGCCGAGTACGAGCTGTTGGAGAAGCGCGCCGAGCCGATCGTCGCCCGGATGGAGAAACTCAAGCTCATCGCCGAGGCGGGCGCGAAGGCGGAGAACCGCGAGGCCGGCGGCGGCGGGGGCGGCGGCGGGCTCGCCCTGCGAACCGACCCGTTCGCGAACTTGCAGGCCGTCCGGAACCACCTCGTCCCGCGACACGAGATGATTTCCCGCGCGCTGGACGGCGTGGAAACCATGAACAAGCGCGGGTGGCTCCCGCACGACGGCGCGGAGGAGGCCACCCGGAAGGCGCAGCACAACCCGGCTATCGCCCGGCAGATGCTGCTGACGGGCAGCGAAGAATACCTGGAGGCGTTCCGGCACTACCTGCAGAACCCGAACGACAGGGACCACGCGTCCCGTGCCCTCGTCCTGGGCACCGGTTCGCTGGGTTACATGCTGCCGTTCGTGTTGGACCCGACGATCATCCTGAGCAACACGGGTTCCGCGAACCCGTGGCGGCGGATGGCCCGGGTGGAGACGACCACCTCCAACACGTGGAACGGCGTGACCAGTGCGGGCGTCAACGCGGCGTTCCTCGCGGAAGGCGTGCAGGGCACCGACGCCAGCCCGTCGGTGGGCCAGCTTCAAATCACGCCGCAGAAAGCGGCAGCCTGGGTGTTCGGTTCGTTCGAGGCGATCGACGACTCGAACTTCGGCGAGCAGTTGCCCACGTTGTTCGCCGACGCCCGCGACCGGTTGGAGGCGGCGGCGTTCTGCACCGGGAACGGGACGACGCAACCGCAGGGTGTCCTGACCGCGTTGGGCACCGCCTCCTACGCCGGGTCCGGGTTCGCGGCGGCCACGGGCGCCCCGGCGCAGACGCTGGTGTACAACTTGCTGGCGGCACTCGCCCCGCGGTGGCGCAACAGCCCGAAGATGGGCTGGGCGGCCAACATCAAATACCTGAACCAGCTCCGGTCGATCGACCAGCAGGGCGGAAACGCCTGGTGGGCGAACTGGACGCAGGGCCAGCCCGGGAACCTCATGGGCTACCCGATCTTCGAGGCGTCGGCGATGACGTCGTCCGCGGCGACCGCGGCGACCGCCTCCACGGGATCGGCGGCCGTGCTGGCTGGAGACTTCTCGGAGTACGTGATCGTGGACCGGGTCTATTCACTGGCCGCCTAGCGTGGTGACGCGTTAGTGTTCATCGCACTGTATCGGTGAACCCCATCATTTGAAGTACCAGGGAATACCGAGGGAACCCAACACCTGAGACTCCGTACAGACTAC